ATGATCAACTCGTCCGTTTTTCTGCCGAGCGCATAGGCGCCGGCCTTGGCAACGACCTGCTGCTCGTTGATATTCGTCTTGAGTTCGTCGAGCTTATCAACCCAGTCCCCGGCATAATAATCCTGAAGAACGCACTCGACGGAATCATGATCGACATTCATGACGGGAACTTTTCCATGACGAGCCTTTGTACTGGCTGTCCCCTTGCCAACCTTCTGAAAGGTGGTTGTTGATCCGATCACATTAGCCTTCGTCCGTACCGTGTTGCGCAGCTTTGCGCCCATCTGCTGGTATTGGACGTGAACTTCAGCTTCAAAGTTTTTGATGAAAGACAATTCAACGTGCGTCGACATGCACGAGCTCCTGTTGTAACCTGTGTTTCGGGTTGAAGATGTTGCCGTGCGTCCGGTTCTGGACGAGCCGCCGGACGCGGGGGGCCGTGTTGATGCCGGGCCGCGAGCTGGTGAAGCCGCCGTTGGTTTTCCGGCTGCGGTAGGGATGACGGGCGTCGGAAAATTGTCAGTCGAGCGCGCGCCTTTGCGACGTGGGCCCTTGCCGCGTCAGCCGGCGCGCGAGCGCTCCCAAGGTTTCCGCATAAGGGATGGTTCAGGGATAACGTTTGCGGAAGCCTTGTCGTACCTTCTCGATGAAGGACGGATCCTGATCCCGCCAGTAGCGCGGATCGCGCATCCATTCCTTCAGTTCAACCTCTGTTGGGGCAGCGTCGGTTGCCAGTCCACCGCGAACCAAGCTCGGCTCGCCTTCGCTCATCATCCGGTGCATGGCAAGCACGCCTTCGGATGTCGTGGCCAGCGCCTTGAACACCTGGTCGGGCAAGGAGGACTTGCCCCACGCCGTAATCTGCTGGGCAGCTTGGCGCCACTTTTCCGTGCCTCCGAAGTGATCGACAAGGCGCGCGATCTGATTTTCCGCCTCGAACACCGCTGCCACTTCGGCAACCATCGGCGTCAACCGCTCGGCGGCCAGTTCATAGACCAGTTGCGCCTGCTGGCGGGTGAATCCGGCTGCATGCAGGCGCGCGTTGATGTCCGAATCGCTCTGCAGCAGGGGATCATCGATTTTGATGGCATATTCCTCAGGAGACGCAGGAATATCAGGCGGCGGCGTGCTGCCCATTTTGCGCTCAAGTTCGGTGTAGGATTTGAGCAGGGCTTCCGTCCGTATCTCGCCGCGTTCGCTGTCCCAGAACTTTTCCGGGATGTCCTCGGGCCTCTGCCGAACCGGCACCTCGGTGCTTCCGGCAGGCCCCTCGTACGGCGCCACCTCGCTTGGGCCACGTTCACGACTGGCACTGTCGTATTCGGTTTCAAGAAGATTTTCGGTCATGGTTGCTCCACTTCGTTCTCGCGCGTTTCAGCGCCGGAGGGAATTCCTGTCGCAGAAGGCCAGCCGTTCGCCCGCTCTACGAGGCTGCAGATGTAGGCAACGAGTCGGCGCTGTCCCTCAACATAACGCAAGAGCGTGTCGGGACTCTCGGGACCAAGAACACGCTCGAGAGTGAGAGCCCTCAGATGTCTCAAAACACGCAAGCCGTGGCTGCCGCGAAAGCAGTTTGCGAACGCGCGGGCAAGCTCGGCGTCCGTCTCCGCCGCCGCTTCCTCAGGATTCGTGGGTGCAGGTTCGAACCAATCCCAACCGTCATGGGAGCTTGTCAATACCAGTCTCCTTGCTGTTCGGGATCATCGCCTCAGCCGCGCTGGCGGCGAGCTCTTCGACCGCCGGCGACTTGAGCAGATCACCCACGGCCAAGGCTTCGATCGGTGTTTCTTCGAGCCCGCGCATGATCTCACCCGGCACGCCAAGCGCTTGGCCGAGCCAGCGGGCGGCGGCGGCCTGATCGACGACAGCTATGCCCTGCGGTCCGAGCTCCCTGACCACGTTCAGCCATAGGATCGTGTTTTGCGCATCCTGCTGTGCCTGGTAGCGCGCCGGGGCGGCATTGTATTCAAGGACGACGGTGCGGCCGTCGATCGGTAGATCGGCGATTTCGCCGCGCCGCGCGAGGATCGCGTGTGCGCGGGTGAGAAGCGGCGTCAGAAGCTCGGTTTGCAGCCGTCCAAATGTCGCGCCGAGAATGCGGGACATTTCGGCCGCACGCTCGAGAACTTCCGTCGCCGACATCCGTGGCCCATTGATCTGGCCGAGTTGATCGACGAACAACGACTTTCGGATCCGTCCGCGCAATTGATCAAGGACAAGCTCCGAGACATCGAAGCGGCCCGGAGCTTCCAAGGGTCGCAACCCCGCCGACCCGACGGCCTTTGGAATGATGGCGCCGGGAACGAGCTTGATGGTAGCGGGATTGAGGACGCCGTCGTCGTCCGCCTGCCAGATGCCGGTGACGGCGATCGAAGCATTCTTCAGCACCAGTTCGACCACCTTGTTGGCGGTCTTGATGTCGGGGAGCGCCTTCATGACTGGCGAGCGGCCGTAGATCTCGCCTGGCGCCTTCAACCAGCGAAAGTTGATAAAGGGCGGAGAAGAAAAGCTGCCCCTCGCCAGAACGATCGGTTCCGCCGCTTGAACAAAGGCCATGTCCACGAATGCGAGGTAGGAATACTTCAGCCGATCGGGGATGACCGCTTCAAGCACGGCAATGCGCGCATCGGCGTTGTCGGCGATTTCCCGCATCAGTGGTTCGGCATCGCGCGCCTTTGGAAAGCGTTCCAGGAGTTGAGCCGCCGTCAGCTCGCTGCGACGGAACGTCGTGTCAAGCCGCCCGCTGGCGCCTTCCTCGACGGTAACCTGCGAGAGCGGCACGGCGGTGAAGCGAAAAGCCGAATATTCGCCTGCCGAGGCCTCTTCAAACATCAGCGAAGCCGTGCCCGCGGTGGCAAGGTCGAGATAGCATTGGTGGATTTCGACGGCAAAGTTCGAACGGTCAAAGTGCGCGAGAAGGATACGCGTGCTCCGCTCCAACTCGGCTGCAAGGTTGCGGCGGTCGGCGGCATCAGAGTCGGGGCCGGGTGCGATTTGAAACCAGCGTGCCCATGGCGGCGTCAGTTGGCTCATCAGGCTTGCCGCCAGTTGATCCACGGCATCGGGAGCCGTACCGTCGAACAGACGATCTGTTCTCCGTTCGCCGGGACGGCGAGCGGTGATTATTCCTCCACGGTGCGGCAAAGCGTATTCGTAGCACTCCTCCCACAGGTTCTCCCACGCCGATCGGCCGTGTCTGGCGCGCTGATAGCGTTCGTGAGTGGCTTTCGGATCAAGAACCTCCATGATCATTCGCCTAACAGGGATTTGCGTTGAAGTCCGTTATCACTCAGCAACAACAGTCCGCGCGGGGAGGTCGCGATCATGCTGGCCAAGCCACGTTGGCGACGCGCGATTGCATCCAGCCGCCTGCGGCGTTCGACGTCATCGATATCCGCGGGCGGCGGAGCGGCCGGTGGCGGACTTGATGGCGGCGGTGCTGTGGGCAAAGGCGGCGGCGCCGAGACCGGTGACGGTGGACGAAACAAGCTTCCCATGGATGCACTCCTCTTCTTGCAATTGAACGCCATTGACTGTTTTGGCGTCAGGGCGCACGTCACCTGTTCGTAGGAGCCTCTATAATGGGAACAGACTACGATGTCAAGGAATATAAACCTAAAAAACGGTGGAGAGATAACGGTACAGTTGCCATGGCGTGTTGATCGAGCGGGCATGAATGCCGAGAATCCGCTTGACGGCCTCAACGCATGTCAGCGGCCTCAGCGGGGCAACGCGCAGCGGCGCTGTCCGCACGCTGGTTTCGATGACGCTAAGCCCCTGCTGGCGATACCATTTCCCAAGATCGACGGTCGTGCTCTTGTTGATGACCAGCAGGTCTATCCGGTGGCAAAGAGGATCGCAGATGATCCAGTGGTCGTTCCGGCAGACCGCGACGAAGCAGTGGCGGAATCCCGGGCGAAGGATCTTGAGGCAGGAAAGGGATGTATCCCCAGAAAATATGACAACAGCCGGTGTTGGTCCGGCCAGCGTATTCGCATCCTCGGAGCGGCAGACCGGCGGACCGGATGCTTCAGGTCGCACGTTCATACGACGATGTGCTTGGATCGTAAAATGTCCGCCAAATTTTCAAGGGCTTCTTGCCAAAGGCGCGCGGCGCCGCCTTCGTCGTCCTGACGCGGATCCGGCGGACGACCCAGAAGGCCGAAGGTTCCAAGGACCCTCAAATGCTGGCGGTGCAGAATTTTCCCGTTCACCAGGCGGATCGCCGCACGGTAGATATCATCGGGATCACAGGGCCGCTCCAAACTCGCAGGGGAAGCGCGGCGGAAGGTTCCTCCTTCCCGCCGGATGCGTTGACAGCGAACGAACCAGAACCAAGCTTCCTCGGCGCTTGCGAATGGCGTCGTTCGCACTTGCTCTTCCAGTCTGGGAACGTACCGTCTGCGCACGTGACTCTCTCCTCGTCAGACCTCGAATGATGCCCCAGAATAAGAGCCTACGTCAAGCATGGATTAGCAATATTTTCCTGATGCAGACCCTTGGTGTTTATAAGACACTCTTCCCATGCTAAGACACTCTGATATCTGGCGGTCCATTGATCGTCTCGCCACGGCGCATGGCCTGTCGCCTTCGGGGCTGGCAAAGAGCGCTGGGCTGGATCCGACAACGTTTAACAAGAGCAAGCGGATCACGCGGGATGGCAAGTTGCGCTGGCCAAGCACCGAGAGCATTGCGAAGATCCTGGAGGCGACGGGAGCTCCGCTGGACGAATTGGTCTCCTACATTTCAGAGAGCAGCCATCAGCCGTCGAATAGAAACTTTCCTATCATCGGGTTTGCTGAGGCGGGCACCGAAGGCTACTTCGACGACGCCGGCTATCCCGCCGGGGCGGGATGGGATGAAATTCCGTTTCCTGATGTTGGGGATCCTCATGCCTATTCTCTTGAAATCAGCGGCAACAGCATGGAGCCGATCTACCGTGACGGCGATATCATCATCGTTGCTCCTCAGGCCAGCATCCGGCGTGGTGACAGGATTGTCGTCAAGACACGGGATGGTGAGGTGATGGCGAAGCAGCTTCTCCGGCGCACCGCCCGCAAGTATGAGCTTCAATCGCTGAATCCTGAGCATGAGGATCGCAGCATTCCTGTCGAGGATGTAGAATGGGCCGCTCGCATCGTTTGGGCGAGCCAGTAAGTCGTGCGCCCTGGGCTTGCCTTTTGGAGCGGGCCGGGAGAAACGCCGCGGTCTGATCCGAGCGCGCGCAGCGTTCGGCCCTTCATCGTCAACCATCAACCATGAGCAAGCGCTTAATGGTTCAGGCAAAAACGATCAAAGAAACGTTCATTGTTCTTGTGGCTCTATGTCTCCTCGCGGCCGGCTTCGGATCGGTGAGGGCCCAGGATGTCCGGTTTTTCCGGATCGGCACCGGCGGCACGGGCGGCACCTATTTTCCCATCGGAAGCATGATCGCGAGCGTTATCAGCAACCCGCCGGGATCGCGGGATTGCGAGGTTGGAGGAAGTTGCGGCGTCCCGGGACTGATTGCCGCGGCCGTCTCCACCCAAGGATCGGTCGAGAACGCGCGCGCCGTCGCCGAAGGAACCCTCGACATGGCGCTCAGTCAGGCGGATGTTGCCTACTACGCGTATTTTGGGAAGGATGCCTTTGCCGGCGAGCCTCCGATGAAGGGGCTGCGAGCCGTTGCCAATCTCTATCCGGAACTGGTGCACCTTGTCGTTCGACCGGATTCGGATATTCACTCCGTAGCGGATCTGCGCGGAAAGCGCGTTTCGCTGGGCGAGGAGGCGTCCGGCACTCGTGTCGTTGCACGGGCTATTCTGGATGCCTATGGCCTTGACGAAAACGATGTCGATGCAGACTACAACACCCTTGGAAAAGCCAGCGACCAATTGATCGCGAAAGACCTTGACGCGATCTTCATGGTCGGCGGTTATCCGCTCAGGGCGATTGCCGACGCGGCCGAAGCCGGAGACATCGCCCTTGTTCCGATCTCGGGCGCTGAGGTAGAGCGTATCCTCAAGGAGCACTTGTTCTTCTCGGCGGCCGTCATCCCGGCCGATACCTACAGGGGTGTTCAGGAAACACAGACCGTCAGCGTCGGTGCGCAACTCATCGTGTCGGCTGAATTGAGCGATAGCCTCGTCTACCAGATCACGCAAGCGCTCTGGCACCCTACCAACCGCGCCCTTTTGGATAGCGGCCATCCCGATGGCGCCCGGATCAGGCTTGAATCGGCGGTAGAAGGCATCGCGATCCCGCTGCATTCGGGCGCTGCCCGATATTACGAGGAAATCGGGCTCGTGGCTGAAGACGGGTTTTGATGGAAACGGAACGGCCCGGCAGCCGTTGACGCTGTTCGCATCGGCGATCCCGTGAAAGCTGAGGATGCCGTTGACAGGAGAGGGTCCGGCATCCTACCAGTGTTATATCGTCGGTCGCGAACGACCGGCGCGCCCAGGTGGCGGAATTGGTAGACGCGCAGGTTTCAGGTACCTGTGGCCGCAAGGCCGTGGAAGTTCGAGTCTTCTCCTGGGCACCACCTTTTCGAAGGCTTTCTTTTGAG